ATCATAGATGTGGTTCCGGATGCTCTCATAGAGCGCCCAGCTGCAGCAGCGTGCGCTGCATCCCGGCTCCCGGCCGGGGCAGTCCTTCCCGCACGGTGACGGGATCTGCCGCATGCGCGGCGCGTATATCTGCGCCGTCATAGCGCTTCGTCCTGCACGCACTGGAGCCAGTACGCCAGCTTCTGCAGCCGCGTCTCCTGTTTGAGCAGTTCGTCGGTTGTCTCATGATCGACGCGCGGCATTTCGCACAGGAGCGCCCGATCATTCTTGAGATCGTCCGCGTAGGCGTTCACCGCCTCGATCACGTCCGCCAGCTGGTCAGGGCGGAAACTGACCGTGATCTTTCGCTCCTTCACAGCCAGATCCCCGTCAAAAACGTCGTCAGCGACACGCCGCCGAGGACGGTGGCGATCTCCGCCGCGTGGGCGCAGCCCGCGATGATGCACAGCGCGAATCCCACGCCCGAGATCCAGATGCACCCCAGCCGGGCCAGCCGCCGCATGGCCTTGCGCCACTGGTAGATCGCCCGGATTCTCTCCCGACGCTCTTCCGGGCTCTCTTTCTCGACTTCCCGCGGCGGCTCATAGCCGATCCGCTGCTCTGCAAGATTGGTTCTCATTCTGCCAACTCCTTCCTCCATACCGGGCTGTCCTCCCGGTTCACGCAGTAGCGCATGGTTTCCTTGAATTCCTCGCCTATTCCCCGCTGGCAGAACGCGGCATAAAATATGTTCAGGATTCGCGCGGCAGCAGCGCTCAGTTCCAGCGCGCTGCCGGATAGCGCAGATACCGTTTTTTTGCCGTCCATGCCGATCTCGACGTGTAGCTTCCCGTTATCCATTGGTTTCCTCCTTCGTCTCCGGCATTTCCACCCGCTCGAAGATCGTATCTGCGAGGCGTATCTCATCTTCAGCGTCCTGCCTGTAGGTTTCAATTAGGTCGCGCATTTCTGCATTGCCCCAGCCTCCGAACCGCGCTTCGAGCCTTTCCGCCCTCCGGCGGTCTTCGTATGCCGTGCAGCGGAGTGCGCACTCGATCATCTCCAGCTCAGTCGCGCTTAAGATCAATCTGCACATGGTTTCTTTGTCTCCTTCGTCTCCTGCATCCGCCTGACGATCCGTGCCAGCCGGGCGTTTTGTGTAACGAGCTTCTGCGCTTCCATGTCCAGCCCATTGCGCTTGAGCCCGCCGATGATCTGCGCTGCCTGGCACTCACAGACCAGCGCCGCCTCGATCAGATCATGCAGCTCCTGCCCGCTCAATGTGAGGGTGTAGGTCTTTTCCTTCCCCATGGGTCAGCCTCCCGCCTCCCGGATCATCAGCGTGCCGCCGTTGACCCAGAATTCAGATACCTCTCCATCCTCAAATACGCTGAGATCTTTCAGGCTTGTCAGCGTCTGCTGTCTCGTCTTCTCCGGAAGATAAAGGCTCCCCGTATAGCCGAGGCTGCTGTTCGGAATTTGCGGCTGTTCGCTTGCGCGCATCAGGTATACCACCCGCACGTCGCACGTCAGGCGGAAAAGGCTCAAAAGCTCCTTGATCTTCATGGCCTTACCTCAACATCGACCGGGAATTCCGTGTGGAAGTACATCTTGTAGTGGTACGGGTCTGTGTGCGTCCCGGAAATGTCCTCTACCACGTAGAGGGTGTAGTCGTTCAAGTATATGTAATTCTTCTTGTACTCGCCGGGGCCGACCTTGCAGGTCACGACGAGCTCGCTGCTGCCGTTGTTGGAAATGCTCATGTAGCCCTCGGCCTCGAGGATGATCTTGTCTGTCCGGGCGTTGTAGACGGTGATCCTGCGCTCGGATTCAAAATAATCCGCCTGCTTGCTGATGTTGGCATTGACCTTGTCTGCCTCCGAGCAGCCAGTCAACATGGCCGTAATCAGCAGCGCCAGCAGAGCCGCCGCAATCAGGGATACGACGGTGGTGGTGATTTTGGCTTTTCTCATGTCCTCGCCTCCGAAACCGAAAGCACGCGATCTTTGATCGCAAGCTCGGACACAAGGCTGTTGTACGCAGTCCGCGCGGCGTTCTTCGTGGGGTAATACGCAATGACCGAGTAGCTCTTGACCAGCGCCCAGCGCTCTTCGCAGTCGTAGGTGTGGCCAAGCGTTACGTCTCCGAGCTCACAGACCTTGTTGCTCACCGCGTCGACAAGCACGGTTCTGCGCTCCACGCGGATATTATCCATTTCGCTGAAACCGCAGCAGCACATGTTTAACGGGTTATTGATGTAATTCACAGGAAATCCTCCTTTTTTATGTACGCGCCATCCGGCGCGTTTAGTTACTGGCGGCCGGCAGGCGGCCTTCGGCGGCGGCCTTCTCAAGGATCCGCCATGCAACACGGCGGGCCGCCTGCCGGTTGGCTTCCTTCTGCTCTGGCGTCAGGCGGCGCAGATAGTTGTCCGCAATCAGCGCTGTGCAGTTTTTGAAGTGGTACTCGGCCACGATGTGCGGTTCTTCCTCCGCAATGGGATCATAGTGCTTCGGCATGATTTCAGCCTCCTTCCGGCTTTAGCTTTTCCTGAATTGGAAATATTACGCAGAATCAAGGTTCCGATTCCAGCAAGCTCACGATGCAGACCATCTGCTCCGTCAGCTTTGCGAGATCCTCGTTTGTGGTTTCCTGCTTCCGGCTTCGCTCGGCCAGCAGTTCCAGCTGTTCTTCGAGCTTCTGCCGCAGATCGTCGTCGAGTACCATCAGACGGCCTCCTTCGGCTGCTTCTTCGGCGTGTCCAGCATGGCCGTCATGCCCTGCACGAAGATCAGCACCTTTTCGCGTGCCTCCGGCGTCAGTTTGTTCATTTCAGCGGAAATCTTCTCCGCCTGCCGCTTCTGTTCTTCCGGCATTTTGTGCGCCCCCTTTCAGATTGATGCCCAATGTATAGTCTAGTTTCTTTCGTCTGTAACCTAGGTTCATATTATCACGCCTTAGTTTCATTGTCAAGTATTTATTTGAAGCTCAGTTTCATTTTGGCTTGACTTTTTTACCGGCCCGTGCTATTCTTGTTGCAAAGAAAGGAGGCTTCAACGTGGAAACTATTAACAAGAGGATTGATTTTCTGATTAGAGACATCGGTATCACCAAAACAAAGTTTGCCGAAAGGCTTCATGTATCTTCTCAATTTGTCTCTTCTCTTTGCTCTGGAGCAAAGCAGCCCAGCGACCGCACCATTGCTGACATCGCCCGGGAATTCGGCGTTTCTCTCGCATGGCTCGAAGACGGCGAGGGCGAAATGTACGTGAAGCGCAGTGCGAATGAAGAGCTTGGCCTACTGGTTGCAAACATCATGTCGGACGCGGACGATTCGTTCCGCAAGCGGTTCATCACGCTGCTCTCGGCCCTGCCGCCGGAGGATTGGGGAAAGATCGAGCGGTTTATCGACGAATTGAAAAAGAGCGATTCAGCAAAAAGCACCGGGGCCGAATAATTGCCCCGGTGCTTTTGTCGGTTTTTGGTGTTGAAATTTGTGGAATATTGCGGATTGAACCCGCTCCTGCTGCGTGGTAGAATTTTCATGTATCAATATGAAGGGAGCGTTCATGATGGACTTTGAAGAAAAGAGAATCCCCACAGAAAACCAGAAGTTCTGTAAGCACTGCGGCGAGATCATCGATAAGGATTGCATAATTTGTCCGAAGTGCGGCAAGCAGGTTGAGGAGCTAAAGGCAGAACAGCCTACCGTTGTAGTTAACAACACAAATACCAACGTGAACAGGAATATCAACAATAACGCTGGCGGACGGATGAAAAACAAATGGACAGCATTTTTCCTCTGTCTGTTCCTCGGCTTTATCGGAGCGCATAAATTCTATGAAGGTAAGGTCGGCATGGGAATCTTGTACATCTTCACTGTCGGCCTGTTCGGCATTGGCTGGCTGATTGATTTGATCGCTATTCTTTTTAAGCCGAATCCCTATTACGTTTGATGCGTTCTTTCGGGCGTATAAACGCCATCAAAGCGTTTTGCCGGCGGTGTTTCATCATTCCGGTAAGGTCACCAGATTCACCGTTTCATCTATCCAGCGTCTTTTGCCGTTGTTGAAAATGCACAATAAATTTGTACCCCCGTTGACAACCTCCATTTTTTGTGTATATACTAGGGATGCAGGGTGACCTGCACCAGAAAGCGATTGAACGTCATCCCGTTCGTCGCCCGCTCGTGAAAGCGGATAGTCCTTGCCGTTAAGTAGGACCTTAAAAAAGCGGATAGTCCTTGCCGTCAAGTAGGACCTCAAAAAAGCGGAAATCCCTTGCCGTCAAGTAGGGACTGAAAAACACGGGCAACTAAAAAGCGGGACTGCCTCTGCGCGTCTCGCTTTTTTCTTTGCCGGAAAGGTCGAATCATGGCAGATCTGGATATCTACCGTATCGAAGATCGGTATATACGCTTCCTCCATTCTCGCGACAGCCGCGTCCAGTTCAACAAGGATCATCGGCGCCCATATGTCGGTGTTGTCCTGCTCGTCGGAGAATACCGCTATTTCGTCCCGATGGAATCCCCAAAGCCGAACCACGTCACCATGAAGGCTGGCCCGCATCTGTATAAGCTGGACGGCGGCAGTCTCGGTCTTCTCGGCTTCAATAACATGGTTCCCGTCCCGGAATGCGCCCTGATTCGCTTCGACGTAAACGCCGAACCAGATCCGCAGTATCGCAGGCTTTTACAGCATCAAGCCCGCGCTATCAACAACAGTCAGGGTGCGATCCTGCATTGCGCGTCCAAGACTTATTTCAGCGTCGTAACCGGGAAGAACAAGTTTCTCTGTAAAGTCTCCTGTGATTTCCGTGCGCTCGAACGCGCCTGCAAAGCCTATGATCCGTCCCGCAAATCCCTGAGCCGCTGACCCTTCCAGACAAACACCGCCCCGGCCTGATAAGCCGGAGCGGTATATGTATAACCTTTTCATGCAAGGGTGAGAATCTGGTTATGAACTTTACATCAACATGGCGGATCTCGGATCCGCTCGCGCAGTATATCATCTATCTGCGCAAGTCCCGCAAGGATATGGAGGCCGAAGCCCTCGGCCAGACCGACACGCTCAAGCGCCACCGGGCCGCGCTCTTGTCTCTGGCCGAAAGCAGCGGCCTGAACGTCGTGGAGATCTGCGAGGAAGTCGTGACGGGTGATTCTATCGCCGTCCGTCCGGAGGTACAGAAGGTCTTGCGGCTTGTCGAAACCGGCAGCTATGCCGGCGTGCTCGTCTTATAACGGCCCATACCTTCCAGACGGCCTTATGACAAAAGATCAATTCCTTTCTGGTCTCTATGGGTAAGCGTCCATCACATTTTCTTTTATCCTTTGTGGCCTTGCATTCCCTGCAACACTACTTCTGATGGGCTTGGTGGAGCACCTACTCGTGAAACGTTTATCCGGCAAGGATTAAGGATCATACAAGCACGGATACTTCAACGGATATGATGACGGCTCCAAACACATGCCCTACGATTCGTCCATGAAGTAACGCGGCTCTATAAAATTCTGTATTTTCCTCAAATTTTTGTGCATTTTTTCGTGCAACATTCCGGGTTTACATTTTGTCCGCCGCGGCATATACTATAGACACAGCGAGAGCTGCGAATCAAGCCTTTGGAATTGACCCCCCCACGATCAGGGGAGTGCTAGATCCAAGGGCTTTTGATCGTTAATGGAGGGGTATTATGTCTAAAACTGCGATTCTCGTTGATGGCGGATTCTTCCGCAAGCGCTCCAAATTCCTTTAAGGTGAGCATTCGCCGGAAGTTACTGCTGACGCTCTGGCTACATACTGCAAGCGGCATCTTCGTGAGCACAATATCCGCCACGACCTGTATCGCATCTTTTACTATGACTGCCCTCCGGTAAACAAACAGGTTTACCATCCGCTTTACAAGCATACCATAAATCTCGGTGCGACCCCGGAATATGCCTGGATGTGCGAATTTCTCGCTTGTCTGAAGACAAAGAGGAAATTCGCGCTTCGCCTTGGCAAGCTGGATGACAGCAACACCGTGTACTCGCTCTGCTATGATACCGTCAAAAAACTTTGCTCCGCCACTATTTCGCCCGCCGAATTCACGCCGCAGGACTTTGAGCTTTCCATCCGGCAAAAAGGCGTGGATATGAAAATCGGCATCGACATGGCGTCCCTTTCCTTTAAGCATCAGGTCGACCAGATCGTCCTGATCGCCGGTGACAGTGATTTTGTCCCTGCCTCTAAACTTGCCCGGCGTGAAGGCGTCGATGTCGTTCTCGACCCGCTCGAACAGTCTGTAAAAGACGATCTGTTTGAGCACATCGACGGTCTGCGCTCCTGCGGCAACCCTTTCCCTGCTGAATAATATCTCGCCGGAACGGCCTCCCGTTCCGGCGCTTATTTTATGATGTTCCGCAGGATCCGGAGGATGATCTTCAGCTGGTCCGGCGCTGCCCGCTCGAGCAGGTTTCTGATCTGTTCCATCGTCTTTTCCATTCCCGTCTCCATTTCTCCACAAAAAGCCTGTTCCTTTTTTGTCAAACATTGCATCTTGCCCGCGCCTCCTGTAAGTTGTAAGATATAGGTAGGCGTCGCCCGCGCCGGCGGCCGAACACCGGCGCGGGCCTTGGTTTGCACAGGGGCTGGGAGCCGTCCTTGCGCTTCCAGCGTATGCCTGTTTTTCGTTTTCAGCAACCACCAGTTATGAGAATTTATGAGATTTTTTGAGAAATCCGCATTTTCTGGATTCTCATTTTTGGAAAGGATCGTGGAAACCTTGGAAACCTGCGAAAATCGCATCCGTTCAGAGCGTTTGTCTCGCGGCATGACGCTGAATGAGCTGTCCGACGCCTCCGGCGTTTCCGTCGCCAGCCTCTCGCGCTATGAGCGCGGCTGCGACGTCCCTTCGTCCGCTCTGCACCGGATCGCGGACGCGATGGACACGGACAGTGCCGTTCTGTTGGACCAGCCGGATAAAATGCCGCGCATCGCCGAGCTTGAGCTGCGGCTCAAGCATGCCGACGCGATCATTTCCAAGCAGGAGCAGATTATCCGCCAGAAGTCCGTTGAGGCGCGGCGCAAGGATGTTTTGATCGGCGTGCTTGTGTGCATCGTTCTCGTTGCGCTTCTGGCGCTCCTCGTCGACCTTTGTAATCCCAATATCGGCTGGGTCCGCGCCTCCGCGCTTGCATCCTTTGTGCCCGTATAACCTTTTGCCCTTGTGGTGAGAATCTGCTTATGAAATTTACATCTACCTGGAAAATCGCCGACCTGCTCGCGCAGTACATCATTTACCTGCGCAAGTCCCGGAAGGACATGGAGGCCGAAGCCCTCGGCCAGACCGACACGCTCAAACGGCACCGGGCCGCGCTTTTGTCGCTGTCCGAAAGCCGCGGGCTGAACGTCGTGGAGATCTGCGAAGAGGTCGTCACGGGCGATTCCATTGCCGTCCGGCCGGAGGTGCAGAAGGTCCTGCAGCTCGTCGAGACCGGGAACTATGCGGGCGTCATCGTCATGGAGGTCGAGCGTCTGGCGCGCGGCGACACCATCGACCAGGGCATTATTGCGCAGACTTTCAAGTATTCCAATACAAAGATCGTTACCCCGAACAAAGTCTATGACCCAAACAACGAAATGGACGAGGAATACTTCGAGTTCGGCCTCTTTATGTCCCGGCGCGAGTACAACACCATCAAGCGCCGCCTGTCCCGCGGCAAGGAGGCGTCTCTGCGCGAGGGCAAATGGATCTCCGGCAAGACGCCCTTCGGCTGGCTCCGCGAGAAGCTGCCGAACGACAAGGGCTACAAGCTCGTCCCGCATCCGGAGCAGGCCCCCGTCCTGCAGCAGATCTACAACTGGTACACCGGCGAGGGCTGCGCGCGCATCGGCGCGAAGGCGATCTCCACGCGGCTGAACAGCCTCGGCGTCCCGACCAACTCCGGCAGCCTCTGGCGCGCGGACTCTGTGCTGGATATCCTTCGCAATCCGGCAAATGCGGGCTGGATCAAGTCCGGCGGGCGGCCAGAGACGAAGCGCATTGTCGACGGCGCTGTCGTCGTCAGTCGCCCCCGCACCCGGCAGGAGGATCTGAAGCTTTATAAAGGGCTGCACGACGGCCTGATCTCGCAGGAGCAGTATGACAAGGCCGTCGCTCTGAGCTATTCCAGCGCCAGCCCGCGCGGCAAGGGCGCATGGGGGACCGTGACGAGCCTCGCCGGGCTCGTCCGCTGCGACCAGTGCGGCCGCGTGATGGTGCGCCGTCCGTCGTCCGGTGGCCGCCGCGATACGCTCCTTTGTCCCTCCTACGGCTGCACGACCGTCAGCGCGTGGTATGATGATGTGGAGGACGCCGTGCTGGACGCGCTGCGCGGCTGGCTGCGCGAGCTGGAGCTCGGTGAGGCCGCTGCGCCAGATGACGCGCCCATGCGCACCGCGCTTGAGTCCTCGATTGCCGCCGACCGCAAGCAGCTTGCCAAGCTGGAGGCGCAGGAGGCCCGCGCGTATGAGCTGGTCGAGACCGGCGTCTATACGCCCGAGATCTTCCTGCAGCGCTCGCAGACACTCGCCGCTGACAAGCATGTCATCGTCGACCGCATCGAGGCTAGCCAGACCACGATCACCGAGCTGGCCCGTGCCAGACAGGCCCGCGCCCGTCTGGCCCCCGCCGTCCGCCGCGTCCTCGAGACCTACCCGCTCGCCGCATCCCCGCAGGAGAAAAACGCCCTCCTGAAAACTGTCCTGCAGAAGATCCTCTACCATAAACAGGCCAAATCCTACACCAAATCCGGCAGCAACATGCACGTCACCCTCTACCCGCTCACTGATTGAGCGTTATACATTTATCCGGCACGCATGAATGAATCCCGTTTAAATGTAGATTCTATGGCAAGCAAAAATCCCTCTCCGTTCTGGAGAGGGATTCTTTCATTTTGCGATATGCTCATAATACGCCATGAGCTTCCGCTCCGGCCCCGGGCCGTCTTTGTCGAGGAGGAAGGCCTTGGCCAAGGCAGCGTAGAACTCCGGGCGGTTGAGGCCGAACTCTACGGCGACGGGGTAGTAGTCCGAGTACATCATGTTCATGGTCACGCCCCACGCCCAGCGCGGGACCACTGGTGCCTGAATGCCCATGCTCTCGGCCACGGCCGTTGTCTGTTCCATCGTCCAGTGCGGTCCGGTCGTGCCGTCGGCGTTGCGCATGGCTGCCGCCCACTGCATGGCGGTCGCGCGGTCAAACTCGACCGTCTCCGGCTCGTCGTGGTCCTCGAGCTTATCCAGCCGGCACAGCAGATCTGTGACTGCTGCGGCCTGCTCGACCGTACGCATGGACACCGGGCACTCCGCGATCTCCCGCAGCGCGGCGTGGAGTTTGTCTTTATACGCCTGCATGATAGCACCTCATGCGAGCTTGAGCAAGCCCGTGCAGAGCTCGATCACGGAGCCTGCGGCCGTGCTGTCGGTCGTCGCCACGAGCGTGAATGTATGATTGACGCAGCAGCAGCACCCGGACAGCTCCAGATCCGTCTCCGTGTGGATCTCCGCATTGCCGGATGCCGGCAGCGTGACGCGCTTGAGCGTGCAGGGCAGCGCGACGCCGTCCATGTACCACTGCAGGGTCAGGACGCCCGCGGCCGTCGCTGCGATGACCGCATCTGCGGCCAGATGATACAGGCCGATCTTGACCGTGTCGTAGCTCTGCGGCTCGACCTGGATGGACGAACCGGAATTGACGACCTTTGCCCCGGCCAGCGTCAGCACGTTTTCGCCGTCTGTCGCGAGCAGTTGGGGCGCGTTATTAAAATATCGGACGCAGGATTTTTGATACGCCCGATTTCCATTGCCGTTATTACAAGCCATTTTCATTACTCCTTCCGTTTGGGCTTATGTGAAGGGGCATTATGCCCCGGATAGCTATATCAGGATGGGTCCGCGTCAGCCGCCGCAGCCGCACGGATTGCAGGGCGGGTTCTGGTAGTACCTGCCCAGCTGGCCGAGGATGTACTGCGACTGCATATAGTCGTTGTTCGCGGCGCGGCTCTGTGCGAGTTCGTCGCGCAGGCGCTGGTTCTCCTGCTGCTGCAGGAGCGTTCTGGTCGCCTCGCCCTCGGCGTGGATGGCCGTCTTGATCTCGCACGCGTTGATGCTGGAGTTGTAGTTGACGCCGTCGATCGCGCGGAGAATGTCGCAGCAGCACTTCTGCTGCACAGAGATGCCGCTCTCCGTGACGGACTGCAAATCGCGCAGCTCGCCGAGGATGTTGTAGGCGTTGTCCTTGACGGCGCTTGTGACGTCGTACGCGCCCTGACGCGTTGCGGCCACGCCCTCGTTGTTCTGGCGCTCCAGAGCCGCAAAGTCCGTTGCACGCTGTACGTCGGCCTGCGTCGCCGGGGCACTCTCGCCGCTGCCGCCGAAGCCTCTGCCCGCGAAGAGCAGGAAGAACAGCGCGATCAGGATGACAATGCCCCATCCGCCGAAGCCATAATCCTTATCCATGGTTTTCCCTCCTTTCTGGGTGGAATGAAATTTGATAGGCGCTTTCGCGCGGTATCACTTGCCGATCTGGCCGACGAGCTCGCCGACCGTCTTGTTTTTGTTTGCCTCGAACCACGCCTCAAAGCCTGGCTGCGAGGCCAGGAAGCTAAGCACCATCTGCGGGCTCTGCCCCTGCAGCGTCGTCTTCGCTGTCTGCAGCAGACCGTTCAGCAGCTTGTTTCCCCCGCCGTTTCCGCCCATCAGGGCCATAATCGGATTTTGCATTGAGCTTTCCCTCCAGTTCTTCGATTTTCCCGGCCATGCTCTGCAGGCCGGCCGTGATCTGTTTCAGCTGCTCCTGCAGCTGGTTTGCCGCCTTTTCCTCTTCTGTCGGCTCCGGGAAGATCCGGAACCGCGCGATGGTCTTGGCCGCCATGCTGTCCGTGCGGATGTAGTACAGCAGGTTCTCGGTCTCGTGCAGCGCGAGCGCGTTGTCGTTCGGCTGCATCTGCAGGTTGTTGATGCTGGCCTCGCTGGCCACGGTCAGCACGCCGAGCTTCGGCGGCTGCGGCGGCAGCTGCGGGCCCTGCGGCCGCGGCATGGGCTGCAGCTGGATCTGCTGCGCGCCGTCCATCTCCCAGCGGCCCGTGTACGGGTTGTACGCCATGCGGTATCGCCCCTTTCTGCTACCATTCTAGCGTTTCCCCGTCCCCGCTGGGGGGCATTTGTGTACCATTTGTGTACCATTTGTGGGACATGTGGGCATAGAAAAAGCGCCATGAGCCGTTGCTCATGGCGCTTTCTCTTTGTCCGTTTTCCCTACCAGGCGGCGGGCGGTGTTGTAGATGTGGGGCAGGCGGCGGGAGATGGTTTTTCGGTCGACGCCGATCTCGGCGGCGGCGTCCATCTGCGGGAGCCTGCCCACGATATAAAGCCTGATGATCTGGCGGTCGATCAGGTCACAGATGCCCTCGTCAGCGACGTGCTCCCAGTCCCTGCGCGTCAGATGTTCCAGCCCCTTCGGCAGGGCCAGACGCGCAGTGATGCTTTGTCACTCCCTTTCATGCCCGCCGCCCGGGCGGGTCAGCGGTCGAAGACGCCGGTGCGGTCCAGAATGACGAGCATGCGGACGTTGTCCTCGCTCAGATCGAGCGTCAGGTCTTCGCCCGTGCCGCCCTTGCCCTTGAGCAGGCCCTTCTCCACCAGCTTGTCCAGCGTCTGGCGGTACGTCTGATTGTCGACGTCCCGCAGCTTTTCGTATCTCATGGCTGTCTCCTCCTGCAGTCTTGCCTTGAATTCCTGCCACTGGCGGTCGCCGGAGGTGCCGTAGTAGATGTTGTGCGCCGGGCCGACGAAGGGGGCCGGGCAGATCTTTCCGGTGACGTCATAGTGGCGGATGACGTTCTCCAGCGGGATGTTGTACTGCCGCATGAGCTTTGCGGTGAGCCATACGGCGTTTTCGATGACGCGGCGGTCAAAGTACCAGTCCTTGTCGTTCGCGTTCAGGCGGCTGCTGTCGAGCTTCTGCGGGCGCAGCTCAATGCCGATGGAGTTGCAGTTGCGGCACTTCGGATGCCGGTAGTGCAGGCCGCCCACGGCCCCGCAGTGCCACGCCATGTCGGTATCCGGCACGCAGTGGTAGATGACGTCCTTCTCATCCACGCAGTAGTGCGCGGACGCCTGCGCCTCCGGGGCCTTGAACCACTCCGACGCGCCATAGGCGCTGGAGAGGGCCCCGAAGAAGTGGATGACCAGATACTGCGGCTTATTGCCGCCCCGGTAGATGTTGACGCTTGTGAAATTGTCTACGATCTGCGGCGGCATGGTCTTCATTCCTCCTTGACCTCCGGCAGGCCCGCGACGCTCGTCAGCAGGGACAAAATGCCCGCCAGCGCCGAGGCCGAGGCGACGGCGATCCAGTTGACTTCGGACAGGATCGCGCTCGTGCCGATAGTTGCGACTGCCGTCTGGCATACCGTTTTCAGTGCGCGGATCCCCGCGGCTTTCCACCATTTTGCGTTCATATGTATTCTCCTTTCAGGTTTTACGCCTCCCGGCGAAGATTATAAGATTTTGCCCAGCACCCAGCCGATGACGCCGGTGACCAGCGCGGTCAGGGCGATCTTGACCAGCGCGTCCCAGTTCTTGCCCGGGCGGGCGGTGAGGTTGTTGACGCTCGTCTGCATGCCGTCGATCTTGTCGTCGAGCGTCTTCATGTGCTCTGCCATGACGGCGACGGCCTCGGCCAGCTTGGCCACGGCGTCGGTCTTCTTCTCGAGATCCTTGATCCGGCCGGTATTCCGGTCGACATTGCCGCGGATCTCCGCGACGGCAACGTTCAGATCCTGCAGGTCCATCCCTTATGCTCCTTTCCCGGGGCGCAAAAAATCCGCCCCGCTGCTTGACAATTGACAGCGGGACGGTATAATGGAGATATAAGGACGCTGCTGCGGCGGTCAGTCCGGAACAGTCAAGTCAAAAAGCTATCGTTGACCGCTCGGGTGCCTCCGGGCGGTCAACAAACTTTCTGGGAAAAAAGCAGCATGATAAGTATTACCATTGCGACTCGCAGTAGGAACCGAAGGGCTTCCGCCCATGGTCTGCTCCCCATCAGCATCACCCCCTTTACAGGGAAGTGACTGACCGCCGTATGCAGCAGCGCCCGCCCCACGAATGGGGCGTATCCATCATATCATACGCTGCAAATTTTGTCTATCTCCGCCGCCCGGAAGGGCGGCTTTTTTTACGCTCCGCTCAGAAACACCATGCCGCCGCGATGCCGTCCACCTCGGACGCGACGCTCCAGTCCGCTTCGCCGCTCCATCCCGTTCTGCAGAAGCAGCTGGTGCTGTTGATCCTCGGCGAGCGCAGATACCACGCGCGGTTTTTCTCCCGGTTGGCCGCCGTCTGGTAATACGCGTACTGCGTGCCCTCGCCCGCGTAGGAATGCGTCCGCGTGCCCTGCACCTCGATCTCCGACAGCAGGAACAGCGTGTCCTCCGTCGTGTCGATGGCCGAGCTCGCGCCGCCTGCCGTGGTCTTCTTTGTCACGGCCTTCAGCGCGGCCACGACCTCCGCCGGCATCACCTTCTTCAGCGCCGGGAACGCGTTGGACGTCCGCACCAGGCAGTTCTTCCAGCCGCAGTTGTTATACTCTGCGCCGTTCATCTTGTACTGCGTCGCGTAGGTCGTGTGCATCTGGAACGTCAGCGGAGCCTTGCCCGAGCCGTCGGCATAATCGTCGTGGTTCTTGCCGATGATGTCGATCTGATAGTTTTTCTTCCCGAACGCCATCATACAGCTGTCCCCGACGTTCCACGTGGACGGGACCTGCTTTGTCTGGCAAGCCAGAATGATATCCTTCCACTTATTTTCCGAGAAGACCTCCTTGATCCCACCAGTGTTTGGCCTCGGTCTGTTGTAGATCATGACGCATCCCCCTGATAGCTCACGCTCTGCACCGTCACATAGACTGTGATCGCCGCCGTCGGCACCGTCTCGCACTGGAACGTCAGCGTCTGCGCCGTTCCATCCTCCCCGATGCAGAGGATCCCGGCGTCATTGTAGGCCGTCAGGTCACTCAGCTTCGGTGTCGGGATCAGCAGATGATCCGTCTCCGTCGAGCTGGCTGCCGCAAAGCTCACTGCCTGCTGCTTCGTTGACGAGTTCCACCCCTCCACAGTGAGCGTCACGGGGTAGGTCTTGCCGCCGATCGGCGTCAGATGTTTTTCAACCGTCCGATCCGAATTGATAATATACCGGACTGCGTTCCCATCTGCATCAAGTCCTCCGAAGCAAGCCTGCGTCTGTGTGCTTGCAATCAGCGGGTAGAACATGCTGTCCTCATCGCTGTACATGAAAACAGATCGTTTGAATCGGCCAAGCATGAAAATTGCCTGTGGATATGTGAGGGTTTCGTAGCTTCCAGAGCTTCCAGTCACCTCTACGAACATGACAGCTGGTGCGTAGTCCTCCCCGGCTGTCGCGATCTCCCACGCCGTCGGCTTGCCGCTGGCGTCCACCGCCTTGACCTTGATCAGGTCCCCGACGGATGCGCCGGAGGCGAGGATCACATCTTGCTTGCCAGACAGGTCGACCAGGCCCGCAGCCTGTGAAGCGATCTCCTGCTTGTCCGCCTCTGTAAAATAATCTGTTCCCTTTACCGGCGTCGCGCCAGTGGGTCCTTGCGGCCCGGTTGGGCCTTGTGGCCCAGTCTCGCCTTGCGGCCCGGTCGGGCCCTGTTGCCCCGTTTCACCCTGCGGACCTGTTGGCCCTTGCGGCCCGGTCTCTCCCTGTGGGCCCTTTTCGCCCGGATTGCCCTGCGGGCCTTTGATGTTGACGCTGTCCGGGTTCGTCTTCCCGCCGTCGTTCGTCCAGCTGAGCGTCCCGTCCGCAGCGACCGACGGCGTGAAGGTCGTTCCGGCCGCGCCGGTCCCGCCTGTCTCACCTTGCTCGCCCTGCGGTCCCTTGTCGCCCTTATCGCCTTTCTCGCCGCGCGACGGCTTCCCGGTGTCGGTCTCGCCCAGATACCAGTTGCCGTTCGTGCCGATCGTCGGCGTCACGCCGTCGGCGCCAGTCGGACCGGTGCTGCCCGTCTCGCCCTTTGCGCCGGGGTCGCCTTTGTCGCCCTTTTCGCCCTTCGCGCCCTGCAGCGGCCCGTTGTTGATCCACGCGCCCGTCACGCCGTCGTAGATGTAAATGTCATACGGCGCAGT